GTGTTTGCACCGCTTCCAAGCATACGATACGGGCGAAGCCCGAATGCGGCATCAAAATTTGCCATTGCTTAGATCCTTTGATTATTCGGCTGCACGATTGCCGCCGAAGGTGACTCGAGATTGCCGTTCAGGTTTGATGATCGGCATTGAAGGGTGTTGTTCGCGCAACAAATCATTGTCAACAGCGGCAATTTGATCGTTTGTCTGCTGTCGGTAATAAGCATTACGCTGATTCACCAGATCTTGTGGAATACGAGCAAGAACCAAACCCCCTACACCGATAACTCCGGCATGCTTGCCGTCTTGCACGGTTGGAGATTCAAAATCAGGGTATTCCTCGGCGCGAACAAGTTCGAAACCCTCGCGTAGGCGTGCGGAAAGATTTTTCCGATCATCGTGCCCCCCAGCTTCTATCCGAAGCCAACGGTGTACATAACCCTCCGGAGCAGGAGGAGCATCCAAAGAGGATGGAGGCTTCCATGTTTGCACACGAGAAGCGGCAGCACGAGATTCTGAAGAACGCGGGGTTTTATCAACCATTTTGACCACCAAGAATTTTAACGTGCCGTGCGTACTCTTGTATACTGATTCCCAGACGTTTGGCAATAGCCACCTGACTAGGAGTCAATTTAATCGTTTTAGAGTTTTCGCTACGGACACTACCACGGGGAGAAGCAACAGTTTGCTGAGGGTTCCTGCCTTGAAACTTATGAGGGAAATCGCGTTTCATTCGCTTATCCAATTCCTCATAATAATCATCGCCTGTAGGGTCGAAACCTTCTTTTTCAACAAGTGCTTTATGATGACTAAACGCTGTTAACGTCATTGGCTCATCAGCACCAAACCACGAATTGCGTTCTGCCCAATTTTCAGCTTTCGGGTCAGGACGTGCTTTTGCAGGTGGTTCTTGATACGTAGGCTGCGGAACAGTGCTTTGTTCTGTTTCACGCATACGTGTTGCTGTGCGAATTTTATCTTTTTCAACAGCAAGTTCAGCCATAGCCCGCTGCGCTAAAATCTGCTCATCAATATCGCCACGATCTATAGCACGTCTAAGTTTGTCATTGACCATATGCTCTTGCGTAGTAATCCTACTATTATATTCATTTGCAAGGCTTGTGTCAAGAACTTGGGCACGTTGCTGCGCCATATCAACCTGCGCCTTAAAACTTCTAGCAAGTTCTAATGCAGCCTGTTCACGTCGCTCAGACTCACGCATCTTAAAAGTAAGGCGATCAATACGTTTTTTAACGCCTTCACTATATTCGGTAAGTTCTTCGTCTGAACCCTCAGCCGCCGCAACAGCAGCAGTTTCTTTAGGTGCAGATTTTCCTTTACTAGGCTCTTCTTCAGAAACAACTACTTCAATTTCTTGTTCGTCGCCACCGATATCAATATTTTTCTCTTCAGCCATGCTGAGCTCCTATTGCATTGCAATCAAACGTTCAATACGTCTGATGGATCAATGATTGTTGCGATGACTTCATCATCGTTGATAATACGCACTTCCCCGCCTTCAATTTTAAAGCGGGCACCCGCGTATCGGCCTATCATTACCCAGTCGCCTTTTTTACACCAAGGTCCGGCTGGAAACTTTGCCTTATCATTATAAGCATCTGGACCAACGGCAAGCACGTAACCGACAACTGTCGCAACAGAGTTGCGCTCAATTGTTTCATCAGCTAGGTGAACACCGCCTTTGGTTTTTCCAGAACCTTTATAAGGCAAAATCAAAATACGCCATCCCGTAGGCTTGGGCATCCGCTCCAAAACACTTGCTTCAATTTTGGAAGGATCAAGCACTACTTCTTCAGGCTTGACGTAGGCATTTTGCAAGACCGTTGATTCTTCTGACGGGGTTGCAAGTTTCTGAGCCAAATGCTCAGGGAGTAGCAGACTACTCATCTTGATCTATATCCATCCTTTTTAGCAGAGAGCGCAGTTCAGTTTGTATTTCATCCCACCCCTCAAGTTTTCCCCTGAGGTGTCGGTAAGCAGCGAAGTCTTGAACTGAGCCCTCTGTGATTGCTTCAACCACAACTTCGCGCCGCTGTTTCACAGTCTTAAGCAGGTTTTCTAAAATGTAAAGTCCGTCCATGCAAAAACCTATTCTTTTGGGGTAGAATTATAGATCATGGCATCTTTTTTCTGCGAACCAGAAGAACTTCCAAAATAGAAAGCCATAATACCTGTCCATCCGGCTGACAAAGTGCCGAGAAGCATAAGCAAGACCTCTGAGCCGTTCATTGGCAGCCCGACAACTAAAACATACGCAAGTATACCGAAATACCCCAGTGTTACGCTTATTGCCAAGGCCCGTGGGATCCAGTCCTTGACTTCCTTTTGCATATCGCGGGCAGATTTACGGTCGTCTACTGCAAGTGCTTCTAAATCAATATCGAGGCTTTTCATTTGCACTTTGAAATCAGCATCAATTTTTTTGACCATTGCCAGTTGCTCGGGTGAGGCAGCGCGTAGAGCAGTTTGCAAATCGTCCTCAGAGCCATCTTCATTTCCAAGCAACGCTTGTGACAGTGCCTTAGTTGCCATACCTGCCAACGGTCCTCCTAGAGCCGTAGCAATGCTTGGTGCTACAGACCCGAGTAATGGGCCGAATGTTTTAAGAAGATCCATCTTTTCCTCCGGTAGATTTAGAACCTAACATGATACCGGATAAAGTACCTGTGAGGAACGTTGCGATTGGTGCGATTAACTTAAAAAACTCTTGGTCATTTGGTGCTTGCCCATCAATAGGCTGCACAACAAATATCAAACTGTACAGCACAGCAAACACTGTTCCCGTCAACGTTAAGCACAAACTGATACCAATTATAAATTGGAGCAGAGCGTGAAGTTCGTCTTCTTTAATCCTCATCTTGCGACGGCTCCGCACGGGTTTCTTTTTAGGGTATCGGCTGAACATGTTCCGGATGCGGTGCAAATAGGAGGATTGCATTCAGGAGCGCTCCAGTTAGCAGGGTCTTGGCACGGATAACGGTAGCGGTCTTCGCACCCTGCCAAAGCAATCAGTGTGATTATAAGAAAGTATTTCATTTGTGAGCAAACAAAACCATTCCAACGCCAACGCAAACGGAAAACAGAACAACCGCACCAACAAGCCATGCACCCATAATTAGGTCTTTCATGTTTTCTTCAGCCTCACGCTGCGCCGCCGCTGCCTGACGTTGAGCTTCCTTACGCATTTCAGTGACCTCTTTTTGTATAGAGCCCCATGCTGCAATTCCGTATGCGCCCACAAACAAGTTACGAGTATCCAGTTGAAGTTTTTGGGCTTTTTGCTTTAAGGTATACAGCTTGATTGCCTCGGCCTCGAACTCAGCTTGCGACTGAAACAACCGTTTTTTGCGGTTGCCCGATGTAAGTTGCGTGATCTGAGCAACCCTAGCAAAAAGGTTTCCTACCTTTTCGGCAACGTCCAGCATTTCATGTCCAGAGTCAACGGCACCTTTAATACCATTGTATAGCGCAGTCGCTCCGGCAATTAACGTGAACGGATCCATATACCACCTAATTATCGAATAATGAACGTGTTAGGCCGCATCTGTAAACCAAAACCACGGGCTTTTAAACGTCCTGTAGGCGCGCTAGGAATACCTACCGCCTGTGGTTGCGCTACAGGAACACTGCCCTGATTAACGATCTGTTGGTTAGTGATAACCGAAGGATCTTTTGTTTTAGCCATTTTACTCTCCTCATATGCCAAAGTTAGAATATTTATACTCAGCAGTAGGTGCCCCAGTTATCCCAAAATTAGAGTAGTTGTAATCAAACAAAGGGGCCGTTGGTACGCTAGGGTCGATTTTTGGCAACAACGGACTTTTATCAAGGGATTCAATCCCTAGTAATTTTTTATCACTGCCCCCACCGTATAGTTCTTTATACATTTTCATTGGGTCAGTGTCAGGGCTTCCATCCCCCGCTGCCCCATATTTGTAATATTCTTCTGCGGTGGGGGCCGTGGAGGGTGCTGCGGTGCTTGTACCACGAACGGCATCATTGATTATTCCTGGAATGGTAGGCACCGTTTTTTCACCCGTGAGAAAGTTTACTCCCTGCGCGGCTAAATTCAACATTCCTAAAGGAGGGAACATCGCACTGATTACCGCGCTTCCAATAGTTCCAGGAGCGTCATCCACTGCTTTTTGCCACCAATCTTTTTCCACTGGCGCGGGGGTAGTACTGCCGTCTTGCGGCTTAATATCTACGGGTGCTGGCTCAACACCTGTTGAGTTAGGAATAGTAAAACCCGCGTTAGGATCCGAAGATGCCTTATTATAGGCCGAATCAGGGTCATCATATTTACCAAAAACATGACCCGCATACTTTTCTGCATCTTTTCCTGCGTTATATAATTTTAAGGCTGTTTCCTGATTTTCTCTTGTATTAAGATCAGCGACAGTTTTCCCTGTTGTATGAGTAAACCGTCCAATTAAATAACGTGCTGCAAAATCAAGGTTTGTTTCAGGGTCCGTTATATCTCCTGTTCCAGGAACAACGCCGTATCCGGGATCAGCAAACGTAGAAGGTTTAACCTGCGCCGGACCTTCTTCACCTGAAGTCCCTGTTGGTGGGTAAAGTTGCAATGAACCTTCTTGTGAAACCAACGCTCCAAAAAGTTTTGGTTCAAGACCGTATCTTTTAGCAATTTTATCAACAAGGGCTTTTGCGGTTGGACTTTCGTCCTTTACAGGTGTGGCTTTTTCATCAGGTAGATCTTTTGTCGGGATACTGGTAATACCACCAGAGGGTCTTGAACCAGAACCCGCACCTGAACCTTGCGAACCAGTTTTTGAACCATCGCCTCCGGGTGCACTTCCTGGACCACCACTTGTATCGGTTTTGCGGGCTTCTTGTCCGGCAGCCGAGCCTCCGCTAACATTACCGCTGCCTGAATTACCGCTGGGAGGACCGCTGTAACTGCCGTAATTACCGCCACCGTAATTACCAGTCGCCCCTGCACCCATGCCACCATATCCGGGCTCAAAACTCATTAACCCTGTGTTCGGGTTAATCTTACCACTGCCACCCATACGCTTTAACAGGGCAGCTTCTTCTGGGTTGATGTGGGCCAATATGGTGTCGCCATTACGCCCCATACCCTGCAACTTCTGGGCGGTAGCCTGTACACTGCCACCGTCAGCATAACTACGCACCGCGTTTTCACGCGATTGCCTACGCTGCATTAAAAGATGTTCTACACCGCCATGTGGCATATCAAAGCAACCCGTTTTTCATAAGTTGAGCTTCTACACGCATCTTAGCAATATCTTGGGTGCTTTGTATACGCTCAGCATCCATTTGTTGCTTTTCACGTGCCTTTTGCACATCTAGCTGGATTCTTTGGGCAGCTTCATTAGCACGTTGTTGGCTATCCTGCTCTTTAATATCCAACTCACGCCCTTTGAGCTCAACCAAAGGATCAGCTTCGCCACCGCCAAACGCAGCCAAAACTTGTTGCGCCATCTGGACTTCGAGCTCAGCAATCTGGGCTTCCATTTGCGGGTCAGGCGGCGGGGGTTGCTGTGGCTGTTGCCCTTGCTGCATCGGCTGTTGCGGTTGCTGCATCGGCTGTTGCGGTTGCTGCTGCATAACTTGCTGACGCGCCGCAAAACCAATATGCTCAAAAACATGGGCCGTAACCGCTGCCAAAGCAGCAGGGGTATTCTGTATAAGCGGCAATTTGACAAGCTGAACGTGCATTTGGATGTGCGCCATGTGGTTTTGTTCTTCAAACACCTGCGGTACAGGCGCACCATTCGGCACATTAATCAACTGAGCATTTTCATTCGCAGGGCCAGTAGGCTGTGGCGGCTGTTCTGGCTTAAGAATACCGTCAATATCCTCTACACCAAGCGCGGCATACATACGCCGCAAGGCCTCACGCATATTATGGCTTGCAGGGTCAGACTGCGCGAGCTTCAATTGCTCTTGGGCCAAGGTAATACGCTGTGTCATGCTGAAAATATTCGGGTCTGATACCGGAATAATGTCAATACGACCGTCAAAATCGCTCTGTTTTATGCTTTTATCACCACCAATGACCTCATAAGGGTATTCAGGGGGCAAATAATCAGCAAAAACCTGCGCAAGCAGCTTCAATTCCTGCTTTAGGGCATAGTGCAACCGCTTATGCACCGCTGACATGACCCTACCACCACGCTCCAACACGGCAATAGTGGTACCTACAGGCATTTCTTGGTTAGTGTCGCCCATACCAAGGTCAGTTGTACCAATAAACTTTTCAGCCGCCGTAATACAGAACCCTAAAAGCTGATAAAGCGTCGCGCTAGGCTCTTTATAGGGCAACGGCATAAGGTTAGCTGCCAAATCGCCTCCGGGAGCGTCAACATCTCGCCACTCTCCGGGTTGCAAAGGCTGCCCGCTGTCTTGAATACGTAGTCCTTTAGCCTTAAACCCTGCTGGAAGGTTAGCTAAGGTTCCGGCGTCGATTAGTTGCCGCAATATGCTTGTTGCGCTGCGGCTAAGATTACCAAGCAAATGCACCAAACCAAACCCGTAGAAGCCAAGGCCCGGAAGCATCTTGTAATGCACAAAATATTGCTTCTTACGCTGCTTAGGGTCTTCCTCACTGTAGTTTCGACGAATTGACAAAACTTCGCCAGAACCTTTTTCAACAGTGATAATGTACGGCAACCGCAAGCCCGAAGGCTCGCCATCTTCATCCATTATTTCAAATCCAGGAACTTCCCAGTTGCAATGGCACTCGTACAACACGTACTCTTCGCTTATTGCAGACGGCTCAACACCCCTGATCTTGTCTTCTTTTTGGGTAATATCGTCCGCTTCGTAATCAGTTGGGTCACCAATTTCAACATCACGGTAAAAGCCGTTCAACTGCTGCCTACGCAAGTCGTTCTTACTTATGCGTATTACGTGCGTTACGCGGTCGGCTGTAAACAGATCCTTTGCATTGTACGGTACAATAAGATCCTTAGGGAAAATAACCGCGCTAGTTGCCCTACCCAAATAGCTATCGTAATAAACCTTCTTAAACGTACTACCACCGTAACCCGTGTAATAGAGCATTTGATCGTATTCAGGATCATACTCTTCCATTACCTCGGTAATTTGATAATTCATAAAGGCTTTAACGCGGTCGGCCTGTGCCTGAATTTCAGGGTTCACCATACCTACAACACGGGTACGTACCGGACCCCCCGCAGGTAAAAGTTCTTTGTATGCCTGTGCCTGAAACTGCGTTACGGCCTCGTTTAAAATAGGGTGGGTTACACCTGTTGCACCCGCAAACGGTTCAGTACGATCCTCATAAGTTAAACCAAGCAAGGTCAAACCTTTTTCATACGAACTCCGCCATTCTTCACGGCTTGTGTCATCATCCTCAATCAACTGGCAAAGGTCACTGCTCAGTAAGCCAAGGTCGGACGAATCCATACCTACAGCAAGGTTATCGCCAAACCCTATACTGTCGATGTCTGTTGGTTGCGGACCCAACGTTACAACCGCGCCACCGTCCTCTGTCATTTCGACAGAACTGTCTTCCATGCCCATAAGGTCTTCAGGGGGAAGAACCTCGGCAGTTTGGTCGTCTACAATTTCGATATTATCAGGTAGGGCACCATCAATATTGGCATAAGGGTCTTCTGGCAACTGCATCAACGCGCCATCAATATTGTTATAAGGATTGATTGCCATCAGTAATATACCCTACTTTGTGGTAAACCTACGCTATCATCAACGTAGTCTTCCGGATGTGTAATGAACCCGCCCTGCCGAAAACGCATCAATGCTTGCGTCATGGCGTCAACCATATCATCATGCTCGCCAAATGGAAAGGCCGCGCACTCCTCAATTACTTCTTCGGCCCAACTGGCTTCGGGTGCCCAAACCATACCACTCTCAAACAACGGGGCAACAGCATTCACCCTGCTTATCTTATCATTACCCCTACTTGGGCTAAAATTAACTACAGGTATGCCCGAGGCCCGCAACTCTTGAGTCAAAGGCAACCCCGCCGCCTTACTCTCGATTAACACTGTGTCGGGTTCCCAATACTGATACTCTTCCAAAGCTACACGCTTAAGTTCAGGGAATTCCCACCTGCCCTTTTTGGCATCTAATAATATCACATGGGCAGCTTTATCTTCTGAGGGGTAAAACACCCCCCACGTTTGTATCGCGCTAAAATCGGCTGTCTGAGTTTTTAAAAAAGCAGTATCGTAGGTTTGCATCACATACTGCAACTTGGGTATTTTTTCTTGCTGCCATATATTCCACCAACTACGCTTAATAATACTACTCATATCCGCGGTGGGCTGCTGCATATATTGCGCTTGCCACTTTTGCAGTTGGATACTGGCCTTTACACTTTCTAACTCCTCTAACTTCCAGTACTCAGGCCACAGCGGCTTGCCACTTTCCAATATAGCGGGGAACTCAATCATTTCCCACTTATCAGCCTTTATATCCATGGCACTTTGCTTAAGTAACTTGGCGGTCAAATCCAACTCTGACCAACGAGTCATAACCAAAACAATCGCAGCTCCCGGCTGGAGCCGTTGGCGCGGGCCACCTTGGTACCATTCCCATGCGCCCTCTAACGCAGCGGGGCTCATTGCATCCTGCTCAGAGTGGGGGTCATCAATAATAAACAAATCCGCACCACGGCCCGCGATATTACCGCCAACACCCGCAGCGTAATACTCACCGCCACCATCAGTTTCCCACCTATAGGCAGCCTTACTATCACTACGCAACTTAACCCCGAACACCTTCTGGTACTCGTCAGTTTCCATAAGGTTCTTAACTTTACGCCCAAACCTTATACTTAGGTCAGCGGTATGGGTTGCTTGCATAATCTTTAAATCTGGGCGTCTACCTATCATCCAAGCAGGGAACAAGTAACTTGCAAACTCGGATTTCGTATGGCGGGGCGGCATATTAATAATCAACCGTTTTATTTTGCCATTGGCTATATCTTCAAACTTCTGGGCTACAATCTTATGGTGCCTACCCGCTATGAATCCGGGCCACACATACTTAACAAAATCTAAAAAACTGTCCTTAGCTTTTTCAGTCAACGTTAAACTTGCACCACGCTTTAGCAACTTAGCTAACCGCTTGGCAACCTCGTCGGGCATGGCATTGGGGGGCATCGTTACGCGGGGGGTCATATTCTACAACCACTTTACTTTTTATCAAGGTTAAGGGATTTCATATAATCTGCATCATCTTTAAACGGCGAGGGCGAAGGGTTTATGTTTGGCTGAAACTGGTAATAAAGAGGATTTAAATTTGATGAAGGTACACTGCTTACGGCTTCAGGTTTAACCTGTACCCCAAAAGGAATAATTGGCGGGGGGTTATTTGCAAGTTCTTTTGCTGACATGTTTTTGCGCAAAGCAGCAAGCCTAGCTGTAAACTCACCAAGGGTAGAGTAGTACCCTACATCGCCTTTTTTTTCAGCACGGGCAAGTTGGTTTTCATATTCTTTTTTCGTAGCTTTATACCACGCTATGTCCCGTAAGTCCTCGCCCCTTGGTGACTTTAAGAGCTGAAGTTTTTCAATTTCTGCTTGAGTGTTAGTTATCATCTGCTCGATAGAATCTTTACGGTCCTGCGGCATATCAAAACTTTCTGGCGCGGCACCCTGTGGCTTATAAAATCCTGCACGACCTTCCAAATCAGAAATCGCATGATCGAGTTCATGGATCATAGTACCAGAAGTATAGGTATCAGAGAAAAAATCTTTAGCGGATTCTGTGTTTGCAAAAACAATCCTATTGTTCACCACATCCCAATAGCCACCATAGCTTCCTTTTGGCCTATTAGGGAGTTTTGATTTTGTGCCTTCTATATATACCTTCACGTCTTTTAGTTGAGGGTAAGCCTTAAATAATTCAGGATGATCGTAGATATTTTCCAACTTTTGATCAGGCATACCCTTTTCAAGAAACTCTTCACGCAACTTAGCTTCTTTAGAATTATCCAGTACAGCAACTATATCGTTACTTTTGAAGGCATACCTATCCTTAATAGGCTCTTTACCTGTGCCCCCTAAAAATTTCAAAACGTCAGAGGGTTTTCCCCAAGTCTCAAGGTATGCTCCTGGATCATCTTTAAGACGTGCAAGTTGAATAGCATAATCGCCGTAACTTCTAGGGTTAGCGTTATAATCTCTCTTGAAATTACTAACTACATAGTCCTCAACGGCTTTATCGTACTGCGCCTTTGTCACAGCCTCGCCGTCTTTAGGGCTGAGCTCGCCTAACTGATAATTATCCTGTAACGCCTGTGGGAGTTCATCAGGGGAAATATCCATTATGTCCTCCACATCTTCATGACCGTACCCACCAAGGCGTTTCAAAATGTCGGGTTTATCCAACTCTACACGGGTGCCTACAAGCAGCAACGGATCAACACGAACTTTGCGCAGGAACTCTTCATCTGACAAATTGTAAGTTTGGGTAATGTCAGATTTAGGTTTAGAGTCTCTTGATAGGAACCTAACAGAATCTAAATTCCCATCCCGAACATAAATATCGTTAAGCTGTTGCACAGCAGCAGTAGCATAATCAGGGATTGAAACCTTGGGTGAAGAGTCATCGCCAACAAGTTTCTTTACAAAATCAGGTTTCCAACCCGCACCTTTATCACTTATTTCACCTAGCAAGGTGCCATCTAGCAAACGAGTTACACCAAAATTTTTATACAAATCATCCGAAGTCATAGCAGGGTATTGCGCAGCAGTATCAAACGCGATCCTGCCACCCTTTTGGTAAAGTCCCTTTTCCATAAGGGTACGCATAGCTTGGTCAACTTCAAGTGGGCTAGAGTTAGGGTCTGCTATGGTTTTTTTCAACATCTTTTGGTTTTCTGCAAACAATTTATCTAACTCATCTGGGTATGATGAACCCTGACCAAAGAAACTGCCTAAAGCCGACTCGTTCTTTTTAATAGGTATACCACCTATCCCTCTGCCACCAGCCATCATCCCAAGAGCATTAACCACAAATTGATTTTGGCCCTCCGGGGCAACCCTGCCCGTTGCAAGGTCAACCTGACTAGGTACATCCCCCTGCAACAATCTTCCCGGATAAGTTAACGTATCAGCCACACCCGTTGCTGCATCAACTGCGGTTTGCTTAACAGTATCTACAGGGGCAGCAACAAAACGTTTAGCATAATCCTGCACAGCCATACGGGAATTATGCACCATATCCTTATACCTCTGCGACGCATTACCCAAACTGTACTCACGCGGGGCTTGCGCAATAGCTATATCGTCCTCAGTTATCTGGTTGGGTCTAGAATTAAATTCTTCAGCAGATAACGGCTTCTGATTAGACAACTGAAGACGCTTCATATCGTTAGGGGTTAACCCCGAAGCAAAATAATCTTTAGCAGATTTTGGGGGGGCCGCTGCCCTTGCAGCAACTTCTGCCTCACGGGCCGCACGGCGCTCGGCCAATAATTGCGCTACACCAGTATCTTCAGGCATTTGAACACTCCCACACTACACCACCCATACCAAAAATCCATATAGGGGGCAACGGGGTACCTTAACCAATTTTATTCGAATACGGGGTGGATAGGGTACCTTAGTCCGCCTAATAGGGAAAAAGGGCCGATAATTTTTGAAAACTATCGACGAACTGTAAAAAACTTGGTAAAGGGTGAATCGCTGGTACCACGGCGAGAAAGGGGGGGCGCAAAAACCGCGGATGCCGTTACGTAAGCAAACTGCCCCAAGGGTACCTTGCATAGGTTGCCTAGTAGCTATGCGTTTGCATAGGTTGCCTAGTAGCTATGCGTTGCGC